CCATGTCTTCGTCGTTTTCAAATACTCCATAAGAAGTACCTCCAGCTCCGTAAGAGTTCATTGAAGCTAACATGTCATCCATTGCTAAGCTAGTAGCTCTGTTAACAAACATCATGTATTCTTCAATAGCACCCTGCTTATCAAATTCAGCTAGTATAGCATCGAACTCAGCTAAATCAGTAGCAGCGTTAACACCAGTAACACCAGTAGTAACATTACCTCTATCTGATATTGCATCAAACAAACCTTGAGTACCAAATGGCTTACCATCGCTAAGAGCTAAGTCAGCAGTTGAAGTAGCAGGAACACCTTTTACTGATTCTAACATTGACATTTCAACGTAGTCAGTAAATCTAGCTCTTGTATCAGCTTCAGCTTTTAAGTACCAAAGATATCCTGATTGTCCTTGTTCAGATGTAACTTCTACCCAACCGATTCTTGAAGCGTCAGATCCTGATACTTCGTAGTAATCTTTCATAATAATTGGTTTATTAGAAAAAGTTTTAAAGTCAGGTTCGTTAGCAGTTCTAGAGTCTGAGTCAGAAAAAGTACTACCATCTGAAGTTGTTTGGTAAGAAGATCCTTTTCTAAATTCAGATCCATAAACTAATATAGTAACTGATTTATCAGCACTATCACCTGTATCAATAGCAGCTGTAGTATAAGGCTTAACTGTTATAGCGTCACCATTAACACGCATTACTAAACATTTGTTAGCACCGTTATTAGCACCAGCGATTATAACAGTATCATTTACTCTAACACCGTGTCTACCAACTCCGTTGTCTGTATCAGAAATACCGTCAGCGTCAAAGTTGTTCTCATCGATATCACACTGTATTAATACTGTATTAGCGCCAGATACTTTACCTTTATAAGATAAATGTAGTCTTGACTGTTCAGACCAAATTACTTGATCAGATGTCATAGACTCTTCTGCGCCTACTTTAGCTAAAAAACCTGAAATAGTTCTTGGTCCGAAAACCTCAGCTTCTTGAGCCATTAAGTCTGGTAAATATTGTTGAGCAAACGTGTTGTCCGTTGTGCCCGTAAAATCTAGATAATTTCCAGCTGTTGCCTGCTTACCAGGAGAAGGCACGCTGTTTAAATTACCACCCGCATTTATTGCCATAATTTATAATTTTTAAAGTTAATTTTTCTTTCTAATTTTAAAAGACCTGTTTTTAATATCAGAAGAAGACTGACCTAAAACCTTAACTTTAATACCACCAACGTTAGTTTCGCCGTGTGTTTGTCTAGGATTTAAATCTATGTTTTTGTCTCTAGCAACTCTATCTTTTGTAGCATCAGCAATGCCTTGCTCGTAAAAATGCTTAGCAATAGCATCAGCATTCATAGCTGTAAATAAAGATTTATGATAACCTTCAGCGTCTTCTATTGTTGAGTTATCTTTACCAACAAATTTATTTATAAAATTGTTAAGATCACTTTGAGTTGTTTTTACTTTATTAACATCTTTAACATTAAACCTATATTTTTTATTTCCGACATTATACTCAAAACCTTTGAAGTTATCGTTAAATAAATTATCTGTTTTGTTTAAAAATGATTTATGACTTGCTTGAAACAATTCTTCCTGTTTTTCAGAATCTTCATTGTATTTATTGTAGAAATTAATAGCTTCTTGCTGTTCAGCTGTTAACTTAGAGCCAGCTTTAATTTCTTCGTAATATTTAGACTTTTGCCTGTCTAAGTGGGCTCTAGCCTCGGCAACTTGCTCTTTAAGGGCTATTTTCTTTTTACGTATTGTCTTTTCATCATCTAACTCTTCATCGATACCAAAAGTATCTTCTAATAAAAAGTTTCTTTCTTCTGCTGACAAATGAGATTTTGTTGATCTATAATATTCATCTAATATATCTGAGTCATCTAGTCCAGTTAAATCTCTATTTAAATTTACGTAGTCTTGTATATCACCACCTGTTTCTTCCATAAAGTCTACAAGCTTTTGTATATTTTCTGGAAGAGGGTTGCCAGTTGCTAATGATTCATCAATAGCATCTATAGCTTGATCTTGAATTTTTTCAACCTCATCTGACTCGCTATCAGTAACTTCTTCAACGATAGGTTCTTCTGCAGGCGGTTGTTCTACGTTTTCTTTTATTTCTTCTACAACCTCTTCTTGTTCCTCGCTTGTATTTAAAGGTGTAGAATCTAGATCTATTTTAATAACATCTGGATCACCAGCGCTATCAAATTTAGATTCGTCTATAACTTCTTCTATAGCTTCTTCTATAGGGTTTTCGTTTTCGTTTTCGTTTTGAGTTACTTCTTCAGTGAACTCTTCTTTAATTTCTTCTGTCATAATAAAATTTTATAAAATATTAAAAATAAGAGACTACATATCTGCACTCCCCGTAAGTATATCATTACCTGATGATTCAAAATTATTAAGTGAATCACCCTGTTTTCTTTGAGCTATCATTTCTTTTTGACCTTGCGTTTGCATGTTAACTCTCTGATCTCTTCTATCTTCCCTCATAGACTCTAGCATATTGCTAGTTTCTTGTTTCATACTTTGAAGTTGAGAGTTTAATTGAAACTCAAATTGCATTAATTCTTTTTTACCTTGTATTTCAGCTTGTAAGTATTGAGTTTTTAATTGATTTCTAGTTTGTTCTAATTGAACATCTGATTGCATTTTAGCTTGATTCTTTTGCATTTCAGCTTGAGCTGCAGCTTGCTGAGCTTGTTGATTTGCTTGAGACTGAGCTTGTATATTTTGCTGTTGCATTTGCTGATCTCTCTGCATTTTCTTTTTTCTTTTTACTTTTAGTAATTGATTAGCAAGTTTAACGTTTCTAACATTACGTAAATCTATCGCATCATCTAAATCTATAGATTGCTGTTGCAATGCCGCCTGTATATTATTTTCTAGTATAGCTTTTTCTTCTTCATCTGGCATTAACTCTATAAATATACCAAAGTCATGAAGATGTAGCTCTTGTATTTCTTGAAGTGTAGCAACGTTGTGAACACCTATAGATCTTATGAAAGCATCTTTTGTTGGTGAGTACTCTATTATATCAGCTATACGTAGTGATAAACACTCTGCTACCTCAGCTGTAACATACATCATTGATTGTAATATATGTCTTGTTGCTGTGTTAGAGTTAGCTGCTGCTAATTTTTGTACACCAACTAAAGCGTTTTTATCTGGAGTTGTCGCGTCTCTAGCTTCGTTTAAACCAGTTACATCTCTAATCATTTGTAAATAGTAATTATAAGTTTGAATTAAACTTTGTATTTTACCACTATTAACACCATTATTTATTTGTTGTATTGGGACTTTACCAGGATTCATGTCTCCTTCAGAAGTAAAACTTCTACCAATAACAGAACCAGTTTGGAAGAACATGTTTAAAGCTTCCTGCGGATTATAGTTTGTTCCGTTACCTAAATCTATTTCAGCTAAACCATCAGCATCTAAGTAAACACCATCAGGTACCATACGAGCCATAACCTGCTGTAACTTTAAGTGTGTTAATTGTATCATATCAGCAAAGCTAGATATTCTACTAACTATAGACTCTATTCTACCCTCATACATTCTAGGCGCTACTATTTGATAGTTCATTTTAACTTTACCAAAATCAGAATCTGTTCTCATCATATTAGGACACATACGCCACTTTAATAGTTTATCTGAACCAATTAAGTAAACTCCTTCATATAAAGTTTCAACAGCTCTTTCTAATTTTTCAAAATTACCATCCATACTTTCTACAGGTGGATTAAACTGATCATCTTTAGGTATTACTTTTTCTCCTCCACTAGGCATGTGCTTTAATTTATAAACATCATTCATGTGAGTTTTGTAATTAAAGTAAAGTACTGAAACTTTGTTTCTATCTCTATTTGATTTTTTATAATTACTGTTTATTGGGTAAGTAGATTTTTTGTATATATCTTCTATTTCGCTTTCAGTTAATTTTGGAAACTCTTTTACTAATTCATTTATAGGAACTTCTTTTACTTCTCCAACATAATAAATATCATCAAAGTAAGGAGATTCTGTGTAAGAATAAACTATTTCAGCTGGATCAACATATTGTACTCTAGCTCCACTGCTAAAGTCAAACGTTGTTTTTGTTGCGCCTATACCTAATACTGTTATATCATACAATACTCTTCTTCTTACTAGATCGTAATCACTATTTTCTAATAAAACATTTATAGCCTGTTCTTCAGCTAACTCAACTGCTTGTTTGTAATTAAGCTGCATGTGTAATGCTAATTCTTCTTCTGTATCAGGTAAAACCGCGGGATCATTTTCGTATAAATCTATTTCAAATCTTTGCTGAACTAGTTCGTTAAAGTCTTTAGATCTCATGTCCCTTAACATTGATTCCATATACTTAGTTCTTTGGCTTATACCGTATTGATCTTGAGAAAAACAATTTATTTCATAATTTCTTTGAGCCATACCGTTAACTACAATGTCAACAAACTTTGGTATAATAGGAACTGGCTTCCAGTCTAAATTTAAATAAGATAGATCTCCATTAATAGATAATTCATTTTTGTATTTTTGTATAGACTGTTCTCCTCTAGCATATAATCTTAGTGTATGAAAACTACTTTTATAGTTATTATACTTTGATGTTGTACCTGAAAACCACTCATGCCTTATAGCTCTTGCTACTTTTAAACCATAGTCTTCACTTAGCTTCTCCATGTCGCTAACCGCTTGTGATGGAAAATATATAGAATGTTCTAATCTCATATTTTATTTTTAATTATCCTTGATGAAAATCCTTTGTTATTATATTTTGATATAGTTAAATTTAATGGTTTTGGTTTTTGCTTTGGATTAGGTCTATACAAGTGTCTATTGCAAGCCATTATAGCTAGACCTGAACTTATTGATGCATCATACTTTGTTCTCCTGTTTATATCAAATTTAGACCAATCATTTAACGTTTCGTTAAAATACATAGTGCCATAAGTACCGTCTTGTAATAAACCAACGTGATCGTTGATGTACATCTCAATAGCAGCTGCGTGAGCTTGTTTTATATCTTCACTTGAGTTAGGTATACCACCTACTTCTTTTTCAGCTACTGATAGTTTGTTCCAAATTTTGTCAGGCCTATTCATGCTAAATCCTCTATAACCTCTTCTTCTTAAATAGTATAATAGTCTAGGTTTGTTATTCTCTGCAAGCAACGGCATTCCATAAAAAACTAAAGCCATTAAAACATCTTCAAAAAATATTTCAGCTGTTTGAGGCCTTGCTATATATTCTAAAAAAAATGTATTAGCTGGAGCGTCTTCCATTGAAAACTTTGTTAAACCATGCAAAGCGCCTTTAGAGCCTTTACTATCTACTGTTCCAGATATATCATACGAGTCACAGCCAAACGCTCCCATATGTTCATTGCCTGGATATCGTACGCCATTTTTTAAAATAACGTTGTTTTGTAATTTATTTCCTGGCACCCAACTAACACTAAACCTACCATTAGGATCTGGATTAAAAACTACTTTTGTATCTTTAACACCATTAACCCATTGAAAGTTACCAATCGTTGTTACTGAAGAGTTTTTATTTCCTTCATTATAATCTATTTGCTCGTATATCTTTATAAGATTAAATAAACTATTTTTTGTCTCGTCTCTAAAAGCGTGTTCTTCAGTTCTAGGAAACTGACGATAAAATTCGTTTAAAGCATCTTGATCGTCTTTTAAACCTTCTGCTTCATTTTCCCAATGATTTATAACACCTTGATCTATCTCTATGCCGTGGGGATCAAATGTTGATTGTGTAGGAGTGTTAAATACAGGTTGACCGTATTCATCGATGAAACCTTCATAATTCCACTCCATGGGTATAAACAAAGAATAAAGTCCTGATTTTGTTTGTCCATTGCGGTTGCGTTTAGTTACATCTGAATTACTATAAAGCTGTTTAAAATTATCACCACCTTTTTCTAATGAATTACTAGTGCTGCCCATCATACATTTACCTACAACTCTACTACCTAATCGTAAACAAGTTTTTGTAACTCTCCAGTTATTTTTTATATTATCAGGTCTTTCCCACTTACCGCTTTCATCGTGAACTAATAAGTTTAGTTTTTCACCATCATAACTATTATCACCCGTGTTCTTCCAGTCTATAGTTGTGTCAAGTCCTTCAACGTCATCCATCTCCTCACGCTCACGTATCTTCTTACGAGTAAACTTCTTAGCTGGAACTCTATATGCAAGTTCGGACTTTGGTCGGTCCATACCATCTTGTATCGGTTTAAAGAAGAATGGATAGTTGAGACTTATTGGCACAACTTTATCTGTAAACATTTTCTTTGCATCAGCTCCAGTTTTTGATAGTATACCAAATCTACTATCACTAGCGAGAGTTGCTAGGTTAACTGTTTCAGCTGAACTCATAAATGAAAAACCAGAACGTCTATTTTTTAAATAACACATTCCGTAACTTCTATTGTCTGCTTTGCAAGCTTCCCAAAATATAAAAAATAATCTATTTGCTTCTCTATAATCTGGGGCGCCTACGTCTATCTTGCTCCACTGTAAATACATATAATGCGTTCCTGTTATGTAAGTTGGTTCGCCATTATTCATAAACCAAAAACCTTCTTCTCTTCTTTTAAACTCTTCGTCTATATATTCGTAATGACTTTGTTTAAAATCATCTGGATAATCTTGCCAGTCAAATACAGTTTTAATTTTTTTAAAAGCTGGATTAGAATTAAAGCGCTTCCACTTTTGTTTGGTTTTATCTTTACTACAACTATATATTTCTTTTGGTTGTTTAGGTAGGGCTATTTGCAAGCCTTGTATTTCTATAATATCACCAATCACGCCTGTTTTAGATATAACAACTATATCACTTTCTTTATTATACCCATATTCCCACTTCTTACTCTTATTTAATCTTTTAATAGTATTTAACCTTATTGGCTCTACTATTTTATATAAGCTTTGTTCGTATTTCATTTTGATCTACCTTCTGCAAAACCTTTAAACTTAACTTCCTTCTTTTCTTCAACTTTACCTTCAAGCATATTCTCTTCTTCGTTTATACGATTAAGTATTTCAAAAGCATCGAATATAGCTAGCTTTTTCGTAGCTGCAGCGTTTTTTAATCTATCAGCTGATATATCGTCGTCACTATCAACTATAGGTTCTTTAGCAACTTTAATTAATTCTTCAACTGCCTTTTGCCCAGCTTGGATTATATTCTTCTTCGTTTCCTTGATATTCATAT